ATGGTGAGGTACATGCGACTTATTATGATAATGATGTGTATTATATTATACTAAAATGATAGTTTTAGAAGGGAGAAAAGAAGACGTGTATAAAAGATTTCAGGGTCAAATTGATGCTGAAAGAAATCACCTTGCCAAACACACGTTACCAAATATAGATGCACCGGCTTCATTCTATGATTTATTGGTTAATGATAGATTTATTGAAGAAACAGATTTCAAGTATTTGGAACCTTTGATTAAGTTGTATTACGCAACATCAAAATATCCTGAGGGTAATCCTCCAAATGAAAAAGAAGATAGTGCACGTTATTTGGAGATGATTGAGAAGGGTGAGGATATGATTGACATTGCTAAGTTACATAACAAATACCCAACTAAATTCAAGTACACTGATTTCAATCAATATGCATCTGAAAGGACAGGTGTTGTCTATCTGATTAGAGACTGGAGAGATGTAACAGAATGGGCTCAGAAAAAAGAAACTGAGAAAATTGCCAAACAAAACAAAGAAGTTATTTTTAATAAAGGTGATACCATAATTATTGTACCAAAGGCGTATGAAGCTTCATGTTACTATGGTGCTGGTACCAAATGGTGTGTGTCTGCAAAAAACAATACACAATACACAAATTATATTCAAAGGGGTAAATTATTTTTTATTATCAATAAATCGATGAATAGAGATAATCCATTAAGTAAAGTTGCGGTGTTTTATAATAGACATCGTGATTCATACTCTATATGGGATGCAACCGACTTTAACTTATTCAATTTAAGTAAAAATGAATTCAAAAAATGGGAAGGAACCGCATATATCACAAAACCAATGATTGATGCTATTGTTGAATATGTGGATGATACCGAAAAGAGTAAGTCACCATATATTTCTTTATTATCAGGACTAAACAATCTGAGATTCAATGCAACAATTAATAGTAGGAATATAAAATATGTAGGAACGCAAGAACAACAAATTGCGTTCATGGTTAGTGATAGTAAAGGTGCAAAAAATATGTATTACGTCTTTATAAAGAATATCGATATGATTGATAATAATGATGCAATTGTTACTTTAGAATTATGGAGAAACCAAACAATTCTTATTACCAGAAAATTCACTATCAAAAACATACATGAATTAAAATTTCAAAAATTGAATTCAATTCTACGAGAATTCTTTGGTGTTCACCTAAATAAATTACCACCACCTGAGTATCCAGTATGGAGGTCAAAAAATATACAGTCAACATATTCTTTCAGTAGAAGAAGTAGGTTAGCGGATAGTTTTACTAACTACATTAAAAAAACAAAACCTGGCTTTGCAACAAGAAATGGGTTCTTAGAATCCATAGGTAAACCTAAATCGCCTGGTATGCTATCAACGTTTTTTGCGTCCATAAAAGATGCTGGAATTGTCATATTGAAAAAAGGGAAAAATAAAGAAGAAAAATTCTATTATACTTTAGGTCCTAACTATAAAGCTTACTTAGAGGGTAATCTCAGAAGACTTTAGAAATTCAAAAAAATATTTATGATTGAAAGTGTATGGTTAAGAAAAAGACACACCCACATTTTCAATTGGACCCCAATTGGATTGTATCCGAACCAGTAGATTTCGAATACAAACAATACCAATTGCTTGGGTATTTGAAAAAATGTAATGAAAATTTTGAAAACCATAAAATCTATCCTGATTTTATTGAAATCTCATTACATTTGGCAAACATTCAATCTTTAGTAAAAGAGGAAACATATTTTGAAACTAGTAAGGATTTTGTTAATCCTGATGATGAGATATTATTGAAAGAACTTAAACCAAAGAGAGTTAGAAACTTGGTTAATAATCCTGAGATTGAAAAGATATTGAAATTTTCAGGACCCGAGTTATTTGATATGTTTCAATTGGGTAAGTCTATTTGGAGTATTGTTTACGAATCGGCGTCTGTGAATCTAAAAAGAAATAAAGGTACGTTGAGTTTAGGAAAGGGGTTTGCTGCTTACAAAGAAGAGAGTAGTAGTAACGTTTTCGTTTGGTTTTATCAGTTAGACAATGAAATTGAAGGTAAAACTACTTTTGATTTGATTTATTCTGGTGGAAACAACTTGAAGTTTACAGAAATTATTTCTAAATTTGAAGAGATAGATAATGAAGAGAAGAAATACTTACCGGTTTTTGAACTTTTGACCACCCAAGAATTTCCATTTGAAGAATCACTAATCCCAATATTCAAAAGAAAAATTTCAAATTATGTCCAACAATCAGTTAGAATCACAAAAAAAACAGAAAACCGACCATCTTGAAGTTACCTCTAAAGACCAAGTAACATTCGAACTTTTAACAAAGATGGTTGTTGAGAACTCAAATGATTTCATCTTAGGAGGTGAAGTAAGGAAATTAATTTATAATTTGTTAGATAAGAAATAATTTTCTATATTTGTAACATGAGTTTCGTAAAGAGATATTTTGACCTGAACACAATCCTAAGTTGTATTGACAACGGTGGTTCACTAAAGAAGTTGTTCTATGTTGACGCATTTATCTTTGTTGATAAAGAAAGTTCAGTTGCTTACGAAATGTTCAAAGAAGGTAAATCAGACGAAGAAATTAAACTATATTTGGAAAATGAAAACAATCAGACACAAACAAACGGGTGAACTCAAACGAGTGAATGAAAAAGAAGCTGACCGACTGACAGGTTACTTAGGTTGGGAGTACTGCGCCAAATCAGAATGGAAAAAAATCAACAACTCAAAAATCAAAGAAAATGACAGTTCAATTGAGCAACCAGCAACAAAAAAGTCTTCTCGCAAAACTAAGAAGACCAGTTCACGTTAGTTATATTTCAAAGTACATCTTGAAAATGACGACCGAGGAAACGATGTCCGTGTTAGAAGAATTAGAAAAGGATAATATTATTGAACAATATCCTGGTACCGAAGGGTACTATGTAATTCCAAGTAATAAGTAATGACTAAGATAATCAACTTGTTTGGTGGTCCTGGTATTGGTAAATCATCCATTGCTGCGGGACTCACCTATGAGATGAAAAGACGACACATTAGTTGTGATAACCCATATGAGTTCCCAAAATTATTAGCTTGGGATAATAATGGTGAAGCAATTAAAGACCAGTTGTACGTCTTGGCTAATCAACATAGGGGTATTGCCAAAAGTTTTGGAAAAGTTGATTATATTATATTAGACTCACCTATCATACTTTCATTGATTTATAAAAGTCTGTATGATAATGACGAGTCTTACCCACAAAAATTATACGGTAAAACTTTTGATAAGTTGGTGTTGGAGATGTTCAAGGAGTATGACAACATCAATATAAATCTCAAAAGAAATACAAAGACCTTTCACAATGATAAAGAAAGGTATCAATCTTTAGAAAGTAGTTTGGAGATTGATGGGTTGATTGAGAAAACCCTTATAAAAAATAAAATACCCTATCACAACATTGGTGTTGATGACAATGTATTGTCTAACATATTGGGTATCATAACTTGATTCAATAAATTTCCTTTATTATTCTTAAAAACAAAAAGCTATGTCAGAAAAAATTTATGTAAGAAAGGTTGAACGCTACACTGTGTGGCAGGCAACAGAACCTATTGAGATTGATGTTGATAAACTTCGTGAGTGCGACCCACCATATGAAGGTGACAGTAATTCTGAGTTGTTAGATTACTTAGAAACTAATGTGTACAACAACTACGATTGGAGTGAAACTAATGGTGATGTGTATGGTGAGGATGAGGCTTATAATTTAACTTTGGAAGAATCTGAATACAATGAACCATATTCTGATACTCGAGAAAAGTATGAGGATTCGTGGATTGAGATTGGTGTACCAAACGATGAGTATCGTAAGGTTGGGCGGTTTGAAGTGAAAGCCGATAACATGCCAAAAAATGATTGGTAATAAAAATAAATAAACTAAATAAAATGGCTAATAATTTACGTAGTATGGTGAAGGTAATTGCTAACGAAGAAGCAATTGCTAACCTTGAAAGTAGACTTGGAACTTGTGGTTATAGTGATGTAACAAAGTTCGCAACGTCTTTCTTCGATGAAGTTGGTTTGACTGAGGATGGTTCTGGTGTCCTAAATGTATGGTCAACTGATAATCTTGGTTCTAAGTGGAATTACCTATCTGATAATTGGGGTGATGGTGAGTTTGTTATGGAATCTGCATGGTACGCACCTAAAGAATTCTTTATTCATCTTTATAAATTGATGAGTGCAATCGACCCTGAAGCGGTACTTGAAGTAAGGTATGAAGATGAAACCTACAACCCAATTGGTGCTTTTGTTGTAAAGAAAGATAGTGAAGGTAATCCAATGTATTATCATGAAGAAGATGATGAGATGGAAGACCCAACAGTTGATATGGATTGGGATGATGAGGGTTATGATGATGCCCAAATGGAATTTATGGATTCAATCGGTGATAGACAAGATGAGATGCTTCAGTTCTGTCACCAATCGATTGATGATAATGATGGCGAACCTATTGAATAATTTATTATGGCAAAGTTAATTAAAATTGAAACAGATTACCGTATTTATGCGGTTGAATTGACAGATGAACAAGTCGAACTTTATAACTCAGGTGAAGACGGTCAGGACGAGGTCATGGAACAAGCTATGGATATGGACTGGGAATGGGTCAATACTAAAGATGGTGGAACTGATTATCGTTTAGAAGATTAATATGAAAATTAAATTAGAATATGTTTGGTTAGATGGGTATTACCCAGAACCAAATCTACGTAGTAAAGTAAAAGTTGTTGATTCATCTGAATACACGGTGAATGGTAAACAACTTCACGGAATATCATTAGAGGTTTGTCCTGAATGGTCTTTCGATGGGTCTTCTACTCAACAAGCGGATGGACACTTTTCTGACTGTATTCTAAAACCTGTCAGACTTTACCCAAACCCAATTAATAAGGGGTTGATGGATTCGTTTATGGTTTTGTGTGAGGTAATGAATCCTAATGGAACACCACACGATACCAACACACGTTCTTTGATTGGTGAAGAAGAAACTGATTTGTGGTTTGGATTTGAACAAGAGTATACCATTATGAAGGATGGTAAACCTTTGGGTTTCCCAACCAATGGATATCCAGAACCTCAGGGTAAGTACTACTGTGGTGTTGGTAATGGTCAAGTACATGGTCGTGAGTTTGTTGACAAACACATGGAGAACTGTATTATGGCTGGTATTGATATCACAGGAACAAATGCTGAGGTGATGTTAGGTCAGTGGGAATATCAGGTATTCTCAAAGGGTAAACTCAAAGCGGGGGACGACCTTTGGATGTCACGATACATTCTTCAACAGATGTCAGAAGATTATGGATTCCAAATTGAATTCCACCCAAAACCAGTAAAAGGTGATTGGAATGGTTCAGGGCTACACTGTAACTTCTCTAATGACAGAATGAGAAATGAGGGTGGGGAAGACTACTTCAAGGCAATCTTCTCAACATTCGATTCACGTCACCAAGAACACATTAGTTGTTATGGTTCTGATAATGACCAACGTCTAACAGGTCGACACGAAACCCAACACATTTCTAAATTCAGTTGGGGTATCTCTGACCGTGGTTCTTCTATTCGTGTTCCTTTGAATACCGCTAAAGAATGGAAGGGTTATGTAGAAGACAGACGACCTGCATCTAATGGTGACCCATATAAAATTGCTAAAGTGATTTCTGATTCTTTGAATTACGCTCAAACACTTAGTCAGACACTTCACAATATGTACTCAGAAACTAAACCTAAACTTGAACTTATTGAAAATGAATACATCGAAAGAGAAGACTAAGGAGTACGAGAAGTGTGTATCTTGTGGTGGTAAAACGACTGAACCTGTTGACCGTCACATTGATTATCGATATTATTATGTCGAAGGGGCTGGACAATTGTGTAAAGAGTGTTATACTAAGATTTATGACAGAAGAACAGAGCAAGTATATTAAGATGGTAAATCATCCCTCCCATTACGGGGGGGAAGATAATCCTTATGAAGTTGTAAAGATTGCCGAAGCAACAGGGTTAGATAAAGACGCTTACCTATTCAATGTATTGAAGTATATTTTACGAAGTGGTAAGAAAGATGACAACCCACCAATTCAGGATTTGAAAAAGGCGGTTTGGTATTTAGAAAGAAGAATTAAAGTAATGGAAGAAAATGAGTAATATTGAAGATTATATAGGACGTGTAGTAAATGGAGATTGTATGGGTGTAATGGCTAAAATGCCTGCTAACTCCGTTGATTTGATTGTAACATCACCACCTTATGGTGTTGGTATTGAATATGATATTCATGATGATGATATGGAGATTGATGAATACCTAACCTTTACCCGAGCTTGGTTGAACATGGCTCGACACGTATTGAAAGATGATGGACGTATTGCATTGAATATTCCTTACGAAATCAATCGTCAGAAAAAAGGTGGTAGAATCTTTTTGGTGTCAGAGGTTTGGCAAATTATGAAAGAGATGGGTTGGGGTTTTTATGGTATTGTTGATTTGGAAGAAGAATCACCACACCGTTCAAAGACAACCGCTTGGGGTAGTTGGATGAGTCCATCTGCACCATACATCTATAATCCAAAAGAATGTGTGATTCTTGCGTATAAGAACAAACACATCAAAACTGTGAAAGGTGAACCTGAATGGGTTGGTGAGTATGGTCAAGTTCCTGATGATAAGAATCCTGGTGTTTTCAGAAACAAATTGATTTATAATGATAAGGATAAGAAAGAGTTTATTGAACTTGTCTATGGTCAGTGGAAATATTTTGCGGACACTCGTTCATTGACTAAGGCAACATTCTCAATGGACATCCCAACAAAGGCGATAAAGATTCTTACATATAAGAATGATATTGTTCTTGACCCATTCGCAGGTAGCGGTACTTCACTGGTTGCGGCTGAGACTTTGAACCGTAGATGGATTGGTATTGAACTCAGTCCAAACTACTCTGAGGTGGCTCAAAAGAGGGTAAATGCTTTTATTGAAGAAAAAAGACAACAAGTCTTGAATTTTGAATAGAGTGATTATATTTATTATCAATTATGATAAAACGAAAGTCAAAAACTTTATATAATAAACACTCGGTGTGAAAATTAATCCGTCAATTGACGGATTTTTTTTTGCCCAAAAATAACCAAAATAAAAACAAAAAAAGAAAAATGAAAAACACACAAACTTACAACGAACTGGTTCAGAAAATGAGAACCTTCTTCTTGGACAAAGGATTCAAAGAAGTTCCTACACAAAGTAGATTATCAATCTTGGCGGCATGTGAAAATCCACATTCAGTAAAAACATTTGAATACTGTGGTGAGATTTGGCCATTACCACAAACAGGTCAGATGTGGTTGGAGTATGAGTTACTACGGAACCCTGAGTGGAACGGAGTATTCTGTATCTCAACATCCTATAGAGAAGAGAAACAACCAATCCCTGGTAGACATGAATTGATTTTTCCAATGTTTGAATTTGAATCAAAAGGTGGAATGAAGGAACTATTGAAACTAGAGTCTGAGTTGTTAGAGTACTTAGGTTTTGACAAAGAAGTTGAAGTAAATTATGATGAAGTATGTTCTGAATATGGTGATGTATCCATATTAGAGAATGAACATGAACAAAGAATGTGGGATGAAAAAGGTTCAACAGTATCACTACAGAACTTCCCAATTAGAACAAATCCATTTTGGAATATGAAACACGCTGGTAATAACATATTCAATAAGGTGGATGTTATTCTTTATGGACAAGAAACAATCGGTAGTGCTGAAAGAAGTTGTGATGTAGAAGAAATGAGAAACATGTTCTATACTATTGAAAATGGCGGTTATTCCGCCAAGTTGTTCGAATTGTTTGGGAAAGAAAGAGTTGAAGCTGAACTTGAAGAGTTCCTTTCACACAATTTCTTTGAAAGATTCGGTGGTGGTATTGGTATGACAAGATTGGCTCGAGCGTACGAACTTATGAAGTCAGAGAAATACGAATTGGAAGTTTTTGAATTCTAATATAATCCCCTTTCTTAATTAGTGTAAACGAGTATTTATTACTATATGGAGAAAGGGGATATTATTTTAAAGATGGTTCAGATTCAGAACCAATTTAGATTTGTTCATTGGCAAACAACATCGTACGCTAAACACAAAGCGTATGGAGAAATATACGAAGGTCTTGATGATTTGATTGATGAGTTCGCTGAAGCTTGTATGGGAAAACACGGTAGACCAAAATTTGATAATCAGTTCACATTAGAATTCAGTGATTTATCGGTATTCAACCTACAAGAGTTTACAGATGGGGTTGAAGAGTTTTTGATTTCACTTGATGAGGTTTATGATGACAAAGCCGATTCTGATTTATTGAATCTTAGAGATGAAATGTTATCTCTTATAAACAAAGGAAAGTATTTATTCACACTAAAATGAAACAAAGAGTAATTAAATTAACAGAATCTCAGTTAGAGGAGATTATTAAGAGAGTCATTTCTGAACAGGATGGTGACTATGAACCAAAAGGTGGATGGAGTCCTGAACAGAAGAAGGCTCATGAGACTAAAGCTAAAGAACTATATGGTTCGGTGAAACCAGATGCCGGAGGTAAGTACTGTTTCTCAAAGGCACAAGACGCTAATTCGGTTATGGGTGCATTGAAGAGAAACATTGGAAACAGTGGACCAAGTAAAAAATTGTATAAGATAAAGAAAGGAGATACTCCCAACAAAGTCAATGAAATGGGTAACAATGTTTTTGGTGTTAATAACAAATCATGTGATATTAAGAATGTTGTGAAAGTTGGGGATGTAATTTTGTTACAGTTATAATTATGAAAAAACTCATTCAAGAATCAGGTATTCGTGATATCAATGCTTTGAAGAAGAGATATCCCAAAGCAAAGATATATTTTCACCAAGATTTGGATGGAGTAACTACTGCTATTGCTATGAAACGTTATTTGGAGAATAACGGATTTGATGTGGTGGATTACGAGGTAATTCAATACGGTGACAAGGAATTCTCAATTAAGAAACAGGATGCTGAAGGTGATACAATGCCGGTTCTTGTTGACTTTGCTCATGGTAAACCAATGTTTGTAATTCACACAGACCACCACGATAGACAAGCGGGTGCTGAGGATACCAAATCAACTAGCTTCAGAGGTGCTCGTTCAAACGTGGAAACCATTTCACAAATCATTTCACCAAAAGAGTTGTTCCCATCAAGTGATATCAAATTGATATCGACAGTGGATTCAGCTGACTTTGCAAAATATAATCTTACACCTGACCAAGTGGTAAACTATCTATGGAGATTTGATAAAGACAAATCACTTCAGGATAATAAGTTCTTGTTAGGTTTTGTAATCAACAAGTTGTTATTGGCTTTCAAAAACAAACCTAACTTCTTGGAGGACTTGGTTAGAAATTCAGAACCATCATTGTTATCAATATTACAATCTATCAAACAGAAGATGATTGAGATGAATTCACCTAATCCTGAACAGTTACAAAGGAACAGAGATGATTACTTCAAACAGATGGAAGATTATCCTAATAAGAAGTATGAAGATGGTATTATTGTTCAATACGGTGGAGGTTCAATGATGAAACCTGGTTCTTACGATAGATACACACCGTTCAAGAACCATCCTGATGCTGATTTCCTTATTATGATGTGGCCAATGGGATTGGTACAAGCGTCTTGTAACCCATTCAAACAATCAAGAGAACTCAAAGGTGTAAACTTAGGTGAGATTGCTCAAGAGGTGTTAGCAA